CGGGCCGAACCATAGACTCGGGCCGAACCATAGACTCGGGCCGAACCATAGACTCGGGCCGAACCATAGACTCGGGCCGAACCATAGACTCGGGCCGAATCACAGACCCGGGCCGCAGGTGCCACCTTCGCGCTCCCTTCAATCCGGGACAGGGGATGGCCAAGGGTGCGAAACCAGCCATGCGGGGATGCCCAGGGCACGGGTGCGCCGGCCGGCACGGGTTCCAGGTTGGGGTTGTCTCGCGGGTGGACGGGGACGAAGGATAGGGTCATAGCTCGATGCCTTGGGGTTGAGTGTGTTGAGTAGTGACTAGGCGCGCGGTGTCAAGGATGGACTGCGCGCTCCCGGTTTCGGTAAACTCGTATTCATTCGCGCGGATGGTTTCTTCCAGGGCACCCCGTTCCTGGCTTGCCTCTTGATCCGCTTGGCAGCACATCCACACGGCACGGTGCGCGGCGCGGAGCAAGGTTCGGATGTCAGTGTCCTGACTCTCGTCTCCCAAGACCTCCGCCACAGCCTGTAAAGCATCGTACTCCGCGTAGAAGCCCGTCAGAGGGTACTGGTAGTCGGGCAGAGTCGAGGCAAGGCGGGCTAAGTCCTCCCGGCTTTGCCCATCCAAGGCTTTCAGGACAGCACAAAAGTCACTGTCGTCATAGCGGTCCGCCTCAACTTCTGCCATCCACTCGCGTGCCGCTTCCTTGGCCTTGTCGGTGGGTAATTCGTCAAACAGGTACACGGTTGTGGTGATGGTGCGCATGGGAGGGTTTCCGGGGGTGGGAGTGGGTAAATACGGGGTGGGGTGGGGTGGGGTTGGGCGCGAAAATCTCGCGCAGGCTCAAAACTCGGGCCCGCGTCGCTCAGGTCTCAACCATTCAGGCAAGCTCCGGATTGATGCCCATGCCCTTGATGTAGGCCATGAGCCACGCGTCGGGGGTCTGTCCACCGGTGCCAATGTGGCGCTTGAGAATGCGTGCCACTTCCAGCCCCCTAGCCCGGTCCCGTTGCTTGAGGGCAAGGCAGATGCTCGCAGACCAGTAGTCCGCATTCCAGCGCGCGGGCCAATCATTACAGTTGAGCAGAGCGCAAGCGATTTCCTCTGGCGTGTCGCTTTCCTTGACCCGGTAGTCAGCCGGTTTCATGTCGGGGAAGGCGAGGGCAGCGCGGATCTCTTTGGCATCCATGGCGTTGGGCCTTTCGTCGGGCATTGGGCTATGCCTTCGTTGGGGGTGATGGTGTCAAGAGTGGGTCAGTAGTCTTGGGGGAAAGACAGGAAGACTTCCAGCTTCAAATGCTTGGCAAGGGCTGGGGTCAGACGGTCCAGCGCTTCCCCGTTCAAGTCCTTAGCATAGACTCCGTGGTGGAACGTGTCCGTAGCGTTCGGACCGTTTGGGCGGAATCCGTACGCCTCTTGCCAACATGCGGCGTCGGGGAGGGTATCGATGGGCCCCTTGTGGTCGCAGTCTTCCGCCATTCCTTCCCAGGTCTGGTCCGCCTCGGGAAAGAGTTCATCTTCCGCGCATTCGTAGGCATCTTCCCAGGTGTCGGCGCGCACGATGCCGGTAAGGCCCATACTGTCGCGGAGCACCCATAGAGGGCCAGTCCCAGTGTCATAGACGCGGAGGGTGCGCCCGTCATACTGGCCACGCCATGAGGCGTGGCGGACAGTGACGAGACACCCGTCTGGGGGGTTGGCGATATCGTCAGGACACGCCGGAGCATCGGACAGCACGTGGCCAAGGGTCAGAGAATAGGCGTAGGGATTGGTGAAGGCGTGGCGCCGAACGTGATCCCACACGCCACAGGCTGTGACACAGGAGACGCCACACGCTTTCGCCACAGACTCGATTGCGCAGCAAGCGAGGGGCGTGACGGTGTCGCGGCGCTTGGGGGTCTTATCCCCGAAGGATGGAATGTAGGGACGGAAGGCTTGGGGAGTGGTGTAGGTCATGCTCTCATTATATCACCTCGGCACCCCCTGGAAACTCCCTCCGCGCCCACTTCGGAGCATATCGTGCACGTTTGGCGGACATTACGCTTTTATTAGACAGCTGAGACAGAGCATTTCGTACGCAAAAAGCACTAGATAAGTTGCAACCCATTGGGGTTGCGGGGGTTGTGGGGGCCGCTTCACTTGTCTAATGGGGGTCTAGAAGCTTCGGGGGTGGGGGGTGGGGGTGGCCCACCCTACGGCCCACCTACCCCCTACCGGAAGAGGGGTACCCCCAAACCTCATAGAGCATAATAGACAAGTGAATAGAGATAAGGGAGGGACTTGAAAATAAAGGTGTTATGACTTTGCTACTCTGTTTGGACCCATGTGTAGGGAAATCCTACACACCCGCCCCCGACCCCGACCCCTCCAAAACTGCCCCGCCAGAGCTGTACCTCCAAAACTACACCTCCAGAGCTGCCCCGCCAGGAATTGCCACCGTGCGCCCCTGCCCACCGATGCCCCTACCCGATCCGCCAGCCCATTAGACAGACGAGACATCCACCAGGGCTTTACCTTGCAACGTCTGGCGCAATACTTCGCAGGAGTAGACAGGTGTGCCAGACGAGACTCGCTCGCAAGAGGGGGAGGAGCGACAGGAGGGCGGGAGAGGGGAGAGGGTACCGAAGTCGAGTCGCGTGGGGGCGGGCGATGGGACCCGCGAGGTAGGGCACCCCCCTCCCTCCGCGGCGTGGGTTTTGGCATAGTAAACAGGTGTGAACATACGATAAGTTGTGAAGGTTCGTTTGCTATTGGAGCTGGCCCTGCTAACTTCTCGGTAGGAGACCTGCGATGGCATTCGCCCTCATCCGAGCCAAAGGCCCCGTCCGCGGTGACGGAGTCGAGCTGACCACAAAGCAGCTCCGGCAAGGCATCCCAGCCGCGGCCTGTCTCGCCCTCCAGATCGAAGCCGCCCTCACGGGGCACCTGAAGAAAATCGACCTTGTAACCGGGGAGGAAGTTGGTACCGCGACTGCACTCTCCGACGAACAAAGACTGAAGCTCTTAGACGCCCTCGTCAAGAAGCGCCTCCCTGACGCGAAGACGGCAGAGGTTGATGAGGACCGTGCGGCCGACTTGGAGAACCTCCCGATCGACCCCGAAGACATCAAGCGGATGCCCCTCTCCCAACTCGCACGGGTCATCGAAGCCCAGTTCGAGGAACTGAAGACCCCCGCCCCCGAGGAGACCCCCGTTGTTAGCCCCGCTCCAGCCCCCGTTGCCGACGACTACCTCGAAGAGTGACATCCGGTCCCAGTACGCGAACGCCGCCGCCCTGCAACTCAAGGCGCGCACTTCCGTCCTGAGCCAGATCGAAGCCTTCGAGCCTAAGTGGATCACCGGTGGTGTGCACCGCGAGATCTGCATGCACCTGGATGGGGTGCTGAAACTGGTGGAGCAGGGCGAGAAGAACCCGTCCCAGAGTAATGGCGGCCCGCGCCTGATTCTTCAGACACCCCCCGGTATCGGCAAGACCCTGATGTCAGGCGTTCACTTCATCAGCCACGCCATGGGCCGGCACCCCGACTGGGACTTCATCTACGTCACCCACGGAGCCGATCTGGGGCAGAAGGTGGGCGAAGACACCCGCAACCGCATCAACGACCCGCGGTTCGCCGAGATCCACCCCAAACTCGCCCTCTCTGGAACATCCAACGCCAAGGACTACTTCACCTCGACCCTCGGCGGCAAGGCGACTTTCATCGGCGTCGACGGCGGCTCCCTTGGGCGCCGCGCGCACGTCCTGGTCGTCGACGACCCCTTCAAGAACGAACAGGAGGCGCGCAGCGAACTCCATCAAGAACACGTCTTCAAGTTCCTCCTGTCCGTCGCCGAGTCGCGTCTCCACCCGTATGGAGCGATCGTCGTCATCCACCAGAGATGGCACCCCGAAGACCTGATCGGGCGCCTACTCAAACTCCGCGCCCGTCCGTGGACGAACTGTATTTACCCGATGGTGGCCACCGAAGACTGCTCCTGGCGGAAGGCCGGCGAGTCAGTCCATAAGGAACGCTTCACTGACGAGTGGTGTCGACTGACGAAGCAGACCAAGATCGAAGCGGGCCAGGAATGGATCTGGCAGGCGATGTATCAACAGGACCCGCTCCTCGATTCCGGCATGCTGTTCCAGCGCAAGTGGTTCAAGTTACTCCCCCGCGAGAAGTTCCCCGCGAACCTGCGCTGGTACATAAGTACCGATTTTGGTACAAACGAGAACGGCGACCCCCACGTCAGCCAGCCTTTCGCCGTCGATATCGACGATAACCTGTACTTCGTCGACCCCTACCACGCCAAAGTCACCCCCGATATCGGGCACAAGGCGACGTTCGACCTGTACCAGAAGTTCGACGCCAAGGGCATTTTTATCGAGAAGGGCGGGCTGTGGAACACCGCGCAGGGCGCGTATAGACGCGAGCAAGAAGCCCGCCGCGTCTACCCCCGCATCATCGCCTTCAATCGCACCACGAACAAGGGCGAGCATGCCAGCGGCCTCGTCGCCCATATGGCCGCCGGCAAAGTCTTTCACATCGACAGCCAGTTCACCCGTGAAGTGGTGATACCCCAGTTCATGGCTTTCACTGGGCAGCGGGGCGTATCCGAAGTAGACGACATCGTCGATACGCAGTACCTGCCTCTTCTGTCCTGGACCGAAGTGCGCCGCCCGTCGGCGAAGGTCGAACTCCCAGAACTGGGGAAGCTCGGGCCGATGGAGCAGCTTGCTTGGGACAATACGGAGGGCGACAGTCCCAAGCCCAAGCGAGACCCTGCGAAGGCGTGGTTCGCCAGCGATGTCGACGAACTCCTCCCTGGGGAAACCGAGCTGGAAGATCCCACTCGTGTACTACCGCGGGTCTTCTAACTACCCGCACCCCACCGAACCGGGCCGGGTTCTGTGTCACATACGAAACCATCTGGGATGGAGAATTGTCCTAACACCCGAGCAAGCCCTGCTCCTGAAGCCCTACGATCTGTACCAAGATAAGGCAGGGCAGATATGGTGTAAGACCGTGACTGGCAAGCAGTTCCTCGCTTCCACCCTGGTCGGAAAGCCGGTCCTGTTCCGTCACGTCACAGTTGCCCCTTGAAGTCCGAAATAGCCCAGTAGTATGAACGCCGTCAGGGTCTACCCTGGCTCCGTCTAGATTCTGACACCACACCCCTTCCTCCCCGAGGACACCCCATGGCTTCCGCCACCGTCATCAAGAGCGTCACCGCGACTGCGGTCACTCTCAACACCACCTCCCCCTTCCAGGTCGGTAATCACATTACCCTGCGCAGTATTGCTGGCGCAACCCTGTACGGCGCCAACAGCCCGGCCAACAACAGCCCGACCAAGTTCGCCAGCTTCAAGCAGAGCATCTCGGGCAACAAGGCGTTCGCCCTCCCGACCACCGTCAACGTCCCCCAGAACACCATCGGCGGCGCCCTGGCCCTGTCCAATCAGCTCCGCGTTGTGGCGATGTTCACCGGCCTCGGTGGCCCGACTGCGGCCAAGTTCCGCGCTCGTGGCGATCAGGTTGCTCCGGCCCTGGGCTATGTGGTTGCGTACGGCGGCGGCACTGCCATCGCGGACGCGACTCTCTCGATCAAAGGCACGACCGCGGCGAACTTGCTCGTGGGTTCGACCTTGATGTCGATCGCCAGCTCAGGTGCTGACACCAACACCATTCTGGTCGGCGATCAGATCACGGTTGCCACCGGCGCCGGTGCTGCCGACTCGCAGATCTACTACGCTACCGCCACGACCATCTCCCTGAACGGCACGACCGAGATCAACGTCGCCATCACGCCGCCCCTGCAAGTCGCGAAGACTGCTGGCCAAGTCGTGACCATCACTTCCGCCGGCACCACCTCGGCGCGGGCCCTGCTCTTCAACGAAGCCCCGGGTGTCGGTCAGAACGTGGACGTGTGGGTGCTCGACGCAGCGGATGTCATCACCGTCACCGGCGGCGCCTTGACGGCCAACCAGCCGTACGACGCCGAATCGTACAACGTGTTCGTGGCGTCGGCCAATACCGTCGACCTCGTCCCGTTGGTCGTCTCGTAAGCTGAACCGCCATGCCCGGCCCAACCCAACCGGGAGGTCGGACAGCGGCTTGGAAGTACCAGGATGGCCACGGCTTTCGCCGCGGTCAGCCTGTGTACTTGCAGGCTGCGGGGCGGTACGCCCTGGCCTCAGCAGCTACTGGGTACGATGGGCTCGTCGGGGATGTCGCCCTCCAGCGCTTCGAGCTGGTTACTGGCGGAGAACTCGACGGGCTCACCGGCCTTTCTGTCAACGTCGTTTACTCTCTCACAGCCGCAGCGGGCCAGCTTGCACCAGGGTCGGCGTACCCGGTTTACAAGGCTCTGGCACCCGACACGGCGAGCCTTTATTCTGCCAACGTCGGTACCGATGGCACCGACGTTGTGCTCCCTTTTACCGTTACTGTTACCCCGACCCCCGACGCTGTCCCCCAAGCGCGCGGAGATGGCAAGATCGACCCCGGCTGGATCGACTCCGCGGCCGTCATCGGGGGCGGCGTAACGGGCCTTGAGCTTCTCGACGCCAACACTCCGCGGGATGCACGCGAGACTTTACAGCTTGACGCCGTGGGCCGGACGCTGGCCTACACGGGCGAACTATTGACTAGCATGACCGATGGGTACGGTACACAAGTCTTCGTCTATGACGGCAACAACCGGTTGACCAGCATCGTCGGGACCGGGAAGTACCCCTCTAAGACCTTCGTTTACACCGGCGACCAGCTCACTTCTATCCTCGTCCCATAAGGATCTTCCATGAGCATGTCTGACGCCGCTGAGGGTGCGCTCCTCGACCTCCTGTTCCTCAACATCGACTTCGCGGACATCGGAGACGCGGCGGGGCTCCTGGCCAGCGTGGCCGCCGGGAACTTCTACATTGCTCTTCACACGGCGGACCCCGGCGAGGCTGGAACCCAGGCGACGAACGAAGTTGCGTACACCGGGTACGCGCGAGTCGCTGTGCCGCGCACCGCTGGCGGGTTCAGCCGGGCCCTGGACACGATCTCCAACGTCGCGGCTGTCACCTTCGGCCAGTGCACAGCGGGCTCCGCGACTGCCACCTACTTCTCGATCGGCCTCGAAGTGTCAGGCGCGACCATGATTCTGGTGTCAGGCGCCCTGTCCGCGAACCTCCCGATCAGTTCCCCGATCCAGCCGATCTTCGCCCCCGGCACCATGACGGCCCAGGTCAACTAACATGGCGGGGTTCCCGAACCTCCGAGCCACAGTGGATGCTGAAACGCAGGGGCGTGTTCGGCGCTACTCGTTCCGCAAAACGCCCGCAGTGACGACGGTCGCCGGTATCTGGTTCGACATGAGCATGTCTCCTGGGAACCCAGTCCCGAATTACTACGCCAACACCCCGCTAGTCGCTGCGGTCCTGGCCGGCAACGAAGGGCTGTTCCACGGCAGCGACGTAGCCCCGGCGACTAAGCATCTTCGCGAAACCTTGATTCTCTCGACCAGTAGCACCGGACTTCCGCTGGTCCTCTGCCTCTGCGACTACCTGCTGTATTACCCCTTCGTCGACCAGGGCGACACCGACCCGCAGGTGATGGACAACACAGTCCCCCTGCCCCGGTACACCGACGGCGCGGGCGTCCAGATCATGCCAGTCCTCGTGGGCGCGCAGACTGGCGGCCAGTCCTTCACGGTGAGCTACACCAACCAAGACGGCGTAGCAGGTCGGACGACCCCGATTTGCATCTGCAATACCGCGACGTTCAACGGCGCCATAGTCAGTTCGCAAAACGCGAACGCCTTGGCCCAGGGGCCCTTCCTCGCCCTCCAGGGGACCGACACGGGCGCCCGGTCCATCGAGTCTGTGACCATGCTCGGCGCCGACGTGGGCCTCATCACCTTCGTCCTCGTCAAGCCGCTCGCCAACTTCATCCTGCGCGAACAAGCCGCGCCGGTCGAAGTCAACTACGTCACTGACCGCCCGAGTCTCCCGGAGATCGAAGACGGCGCGTACCTCAACCTTTTGTGCTGCCCCCAGGGGTCGCTTTCGGGCGTCTCGCTTCATGGCATCCTCACCACCACCTGGAACTAACCCATGGGCTATTCCTCCTTCGACGACTTTATCAATAAGGTTTCCGTGTCGCGCAAGTTCAAGCGCGTGGACTGGAACAAGAACATGCTGCCGACCACGGCAGCTACAGCGGGCGAGTGGTCCAGTCTGTTCCGTGGGGGTGGCAACCCGGGTGCGGACGCCATTATCAATACTGGTACCAACTTGGCGTTCCAGCAGTTGAAGGACACTACGGCCAATGCGACCGGGATCCAGCACGGCGGCGACGTTAGCCCGGAGACCAAGCACATCATCAACGCCTCGTCGTTCAGCGCAGCCGGCACCACAATGCCCGCAGTGGCCATGCTGGTCGATCTCCTCGGCTGGTACCGCATCACCTCAGTCACCACGACGGGCGACCAAGCGTTGACCAACGCTCTTACCACTCTCGGCACGTTCACGGCTGACCCCGGCACTGATGTCTGCACCCACAGCAACAACCAGCTCGACCACACGACCCGCGTTCAGTTGACCACGACCACCACGCTCCCAGCGGGCCTATCTCTGGCCACAGACTACTGGACGATCTACGTCACCGACACCACGTTCAAGCTGGCCACGAGCTACGCGAACGCAGTTGCCGGGACGGCCATTGATATCACGGATGCCGGCACTGGCGTTCACTCGACTACCTGCGTCCTACCCCGGTACACCAACGGTGCCGGCGTTCAGGCTATGGTGGTTAACTCGAACTCCACCGCGATGGGCGCGGCGACTCCGAGCATCCGCCTCACCTACACTGACCAGTCGGACAACGCGGGCAACCTGACCCCGAACACCCTGCCGATCGGCAAGACCGCCGCGGCGAACGGGCTCATCGTGTACTCAGGTACCGGCTCCGGTAAGTATGGCCCAGCCATGCCGCTGGCCGCCGGGGATTCCGGCCTCCGTTTGTGCACCCAGTTCAACCTGTCCGCCTCCTACCTGTCAGGCGAACTGGCGAACGTCCTGTACGTTCCGCTCCTGACTCTCCCCATGACGACGGTTGGTGTGGCCGCTGAGCGCGACCTGATGCACCAAGTCCCGAGTCTCCCTCGTGTACGCGACGGCGCGTGTCTCGCGTGGCTGCTCTACCACGGCGCGGCAACCCCGACGAACTCCGCGTTCTACGGGCACTTGGACGTAGGCTGGGCCTAAGCCATGCTCCTCGGGAACTACAACGTGCTGTCGAAGGGGCCTGGACGGGCCCTTGGCGGCAGCACGGTCTCCGGGGACCGCAGCAACTTCAACAAAGCCGGGGCAGCCCGGAATATGTTTGTCAACGAATACTGGTCCGAGTACGCGGCTGTCCCTCTGGGGTACGCGCCCGGCAGCGCCTGGGTACATGCCGTCAAAGCCGGGTTCATCGCCGCGCGTTTCCAGACCTCCTTCTCGTTTGCTGGGGCGGTGGTCCTCGGAACTGCCGGAACCCTCGCGGGCGGAACTTCGTTCACCTTCACCGCGTCTACGATCTCGTACGCTGTCGGCGTCCTAGAAGGGCACATTACTCCCTTCACCACGCTGTCCCCCGAGAACCTCGCGATCGCCGTTTGGGAAGCGCAGACTGTCGACCACACGGTACCGGGCAGCTTCGGCGAAGCTGTCGGTGCCGGCGTCTCCATCAACTTGCAAGACGTGCGCGACGCCATGCTGCTCGATCCTACCCCTGGAACCCCCGACCCCGACTCGGTCGACGCCAAGCTCAACTCCATCAAAAGCCTCGCCGGGCTCATCCCCGCTGCCCTCTAAGGACCCCATGGCCGACACTCCACCCAAACCTTTCCCCGCTCAGTCTATCCGCACGAAGGTCGCCTGGGCCCGCATCGACCCCGAGGGCAATGTCAGCGCAACGTGGCGCACCTGGGCGCTAATCGCCGGAGCGATCGTCTGGGCAACCATGTTCTACGCCGAGATCCGCGGCCTCCCCGCTCGCGTCGACGCCATCAGTATCGAAGTCCAGGTGCACCGGGAAATCCTTATCAAGGCTGGACTTCTGCCCGTCGGCGCTACAGTCTCCCCAGGGAAGGCTCCGTAATGAACGCATGGCGCATGTACGGCTGGAGCCTTGTCGCGCTCGTGTTGATCCTCGTGCTCTGCACTGGCTGCGCCCCCCTCCGTTGGCTGGGGTGCCTCGCCCCCACACCTCCTGTTATTGCCGCCCCCTCCGACCCACGCCTTGAGCTTCCTGCGGGAACCAAGCCGTCAGAGGAGGCGGCTTTCTTCCGCAAGAAAGCGAGTGAATACCGTGCAGCAGCCGACCTTGCCGAAGCCGAAGCCAAGCGAGCCAAGCTCGAAGCTCGACAAGCCTACCTGTGGTGGTTTGGAGTGGCCAGCATCGTTCTTGGCTGTGTTGCCTTTGCCCTCGCATTTGCTTACCCAGTCGCCTCCTTCCTACGCATCGGAGGTTGGGCAGGCATTGGCGGAGGCGCGGCGTTGCTTGCGGTAGGCGAAGCTCTGCCCTACCTCGGCCTTTTCTCCCTCATCACTGTCCTCGCCATCGCGGTGGCTCTGGTCGTAAACTCGCAGGCACTCAAAACCTCGCTGGCTAACGGCGTGGATGAAGTCAAACTGAAGACCAGCAACGGGTTCGTGAAGTCCTTCCTCCGTAAGCAGCTCGGAAAGTAACCCATGCCTGATGTACTCGACGAGCCCGGCGCTCCGCCAGAGAATGCCAACGCCACGCCCGCCGACTCTTCGGCCGCAGCGGACGCGGCGCTGATTCAGGAATATACGCAGGAGACGGACATCCCGGCCCCGCTGGAGAAGTGGTACCGGTCCTTTGACAGCGACCGCAAGTACGTGAACAACGACTGCATGGCCCTGGACGCTCAGGACGCCGTCGGCACCAACCACATCCTGCGCAATCAATACACGCTGATGTCGATGCTGAACAGCCGCGACGCAGACATCCGCGTCAACATCGAAGACGCTGTCTGGGCACCTGAGCCAGAGATGGCGACCGACCCGCTGACCGGCCTCCCCCAGATTGACCCGATGACTGGCCAACCAGCGATCATCGGCGAACTCCCCGGCAGTGCACCACCCGAGCTGGTGAAGCTCGCACGCACGTCGGAAGTCCTCGCCAAACGGTTGCTCAAAGAATCGCGCTTCCGGCAGCAGCTCGCGGGCGCGATCCAGGACGTTGAGACGAACTCCATCATGTTCGTCAAGGTGAACCAGCAAGAGGACCTGAAGAAGGACCCGCTGGGCAACCTGCGCTTCAATGACCAGCAGGACAACTACGCCCTCTACGCTTCCTGGCAGGCGAAGGTTCTGGCGGGCGACATCCAGCCGGGGACGGCCGAGATGGCCCGCTTCACTGCTCTGGAAGCTACCGTTCGCACGTACCTTGCGGCTACTCTGCGCCAGCAGATCGTAGACGAGCCGGGCATCCCCATGCCCGCGATGGACCCGATGACCGGCGCACCAGTCGTCGACCCGATGACCGGCATGGCGCAGATGGCCCCCGACCCGCGCGAAGTGCAGGCGCAGGGCATCGAAGCCGGTACGCAGCCCATCACTCCTAACGACCTCCCGGAAGTCGCGAGTTGGATCGGTTTGCCGATCGACTTCGTGCAGCCAGAAGACATCCGCTTCGACTGGTCTATCACTCGCCCAGAGGACTTCTGGCGCAGCAAGCGCATCCAGCACCGAGTCTACGGCGACAAGGACGAAACCGTCGCCAAGTATGCTCTGACGCCGGAAGAGGCGAAAGCGTTGTCGCCGGTGGGGGCGACGAACAACTCGACCACCTCGGCCAGCGGCGACCCGTCGTCGCGCGATGAGCAGCTCACCAGCAAAGCCATCGGCAAGCAAGTAGAGCTGTGGGAATGCTGGGACCGGCAGACAAACTGTGTCTACGTCTACGCCAAGGGGCTCACGCGCTTCCTGGCCAAGTACACGCCGCGCGTGGTGTGGCGCATGTGGTTCCCGTTTATCCCGTTCCTGTTCAACCGCGTGACGGGGCGCCTCACGGGTATCTCCAGCACCACTCTGCAACGCCCAGCCCAAGAGGAAGTCAACCTCATGCGGACGCTGGACCGCCACGCCAAAAAGGCGTCGTTCCCGCGGATCCTGGTGAAGCGCGGAGCCTTCTCTCGCGGAGAGGCGCGTAAATACAAGAACGCCCTACCGTACGAAGTGATCGAGCTGGACATGCCAGACGAGATCAGCGCCGCGGTCAAAGAGACCGCGACGGCGCCGTACAACCCGCAGCTTACGGACAGTTCCCGCGCAGAGATGGATCTGCAACGGATGGCGGGCGTATCGCTGGTGTCAGGTGGCGCAGTGGGCGTCAGCAACTCGGCGACCGAAACGGCGACCGCTCAGCAGGGCACGGACGCCCTCGCGGACTACCGGCGCGGAACAATCGAAGACCTATACACCGACGTGGCGACCTGCCTCTTGGACATGGCGCACACCCTTTTCCCGGAGCCGAACGTCAAGGCCCTCGCGGGGCCTGGGGCGTTCTGGCCCCCCACGAACCGCGAGGCCCTCTGGCGCCAACTCCACCTCACGGTGAAGGCCGGCAGCACGGGACGCCCAGACGCGGAGAAGGCCCAAGCCCAGCTCGCGGTTCTCGCGCAGATGGCGAAGAACTTCGGCCTGACTGCCAAAGGCCCTGAGATCATGGATGAAGTGGCGCGCGAGATGGGCCGCTTCGAGGGCATCAGCAGGTTCTTCCAGATCGCCCCCGTCCCGATGATGGGGCCTGCCGGAGCTTCCGGCGGGCCGCCCCCGTCACTCCCTGGCCTTGACTCGGAACAGGGTGAAGGCGGCGGAGGCGGCAAGCCGATGGACGGAGCCCCCGGCCCAGAATCAATCCCTAACCGGCCCCAGGTCGGCTAGTCAGCATAGACTCTAGTTTCCCCTTGCGAACCTTCAGGAGCCCCTACCATGCCCGATAGCATCCCCCCGGACCCGGTACCCAGCCCGGCCCCCGCAGCAACCCCGTCCCCTGCTGCCCAATCGACTCCGGCCGTCACGCCGGTTCCGACTGGTGGCGTACCTGCAACCCCGCCCGTTGCGAGTGACAAGACGCAGACACCCGACGCGAAAGCCTCGGATGCCGACCCAAGTAAAGGCATGTCTCCGACTCCGGTCGGGATCAAGCCTCTTGGGGAAGGCGACGTTCTTGATCGCTTGACACCGCCAGAGAAGAAGCCAATCGAAACGCCTGCGGCTGACGCCGCTCCGGTTCCTACGCCCGCTGGCGAGGACACCGAGAACAAGGCGGCTCCGGCTGAGGACACCCCCGAAGACGCGCCTTTCAAGGACGCGGACGAGGCCGAACTCGCTGGCTACCACAGCCGCACCCGTCACCGCATCAAGCAATACAAGACCGAGTTGGACCGCCTTCGCCCCGCAGCGAAGTTCGGGTTCGACATCTCCCAGGCTGCCGCCGAACGCGGCATCCAATTCCAGTCCGTGATCGGCTGGCAGAACCTCGGGTTCGGCCTGCGCGACAAGGACCCGGAAGCGGTGCAAGCCCTCGGTAAGATTCTCGAAAGCCACGGCTACCAGCCCGCTGGTGAGCCGGTAGCCCCGGATGTCACCTCGGTGGAGCAGGTCGTCGACAAGCTGTTCGAGAGCATGGACATCAACGCAGACGCTCGCGCTAAGATCCTCGCCACCCTGGCGCCGATCAAGAAGCCCGCCCCTGCGCCCGTCCAGCAACAACAGCGTGCCCCCGCCCCCCAGCAACAGCAAGCCCCTCAGCAGAACCCAGTCGAACAGACCGTTCAATGGGTCGCCGGCCAGGAAAGCCAAGCTGCTGCCCGAGTCGGTGCCGCCAAGTGGCCCGATGTTCGCAAAGCCCTCTATGCCGAAGCCCGCCGCCGCGAAGCCGGCCTCCCCCTCCATCTCCTCAACGATCCCATCGAGATGCGTATTCGATTCGCAGCCTGCCTTGAGCACGCTGTAGCCCGCGCTTCTGCTCCTGCGGCCCCCCGCGTCCAAGTCCAGCCCACCCTCCGAGCCACCCCTTCCCCCACCCCTGTTTCCCTCCCCAAACGCGGAACTGCTGAGTACGACGACTACGTTATGACTCACGGCGTTCCGGCCTAACCCCTACCGTCCTGAAAGGACCTCCCCATGGCTGTCTCCGTTCCTCCCCTGGTGTATCAGGAGCTTGTTCAGTCCGCTGACGCGGGCTACCTGAATCGCCAGAACTCGATCCTCCTCGACCGTCAGGCGATGCCGTTCGGCGAGTTCGCTATGGAACGCCGCAAGGTGGTCGACATGGCGCAGGGTATTGTCCGCGTCGGCTATCAGGTCAGCGACACTGGCGAAAACCAGGGCTGGACCCGCTCGGACCTCATGGAGTTCCGCGAGAACATGCCCACCAAGGGCTCGGAGTTTGCGGTCTACAACGAGCACCGCGGCTTGACCATCTGGGACGACGACATGATGAACGCCGGCTACGAAGTCGAGTTCAACAGCCAGTCGAAGACCCTGGCCAGCCCGATGTCGGTCAGCGAGAAAACGCGCCTGCGCAATCTCATCGCCGAGAAGGTCGACAACTTCCGCGACGCCGCCAAGACCAGCTATGACCGCATCCTGCACCTCGACGGTTCGACCGACGCCAAGCGCACCCTCGGCTTGGATGCCGCTCTCCCCTTCAACCGTCTCGGCAGCTACGGCAACATCCTGCGCAGCGACAGCAAGTGGCAGCACTACTTCGCCAGCGGCCTGACGTACTCCCTGGGCGGCACCCTTGAAGAGGGCATGAACAGCGCCTTCTGGGCCGCCCGCCTCAAGAGCCGCGGCAACAAGCGGGGCAAGTTCCGCATCATCGTCGGGCGCGGTTTCGCCGATCGCTACCGCCGGTTCTTGCGCAACAACAACGGCCGCATCGACATCACGGCGACCCAGACCAAAGAACTCGATCTCAACATCGCGGACTCTGGCCTGCGCTACATGACCATCCCCATGGAAATCGACCCCACGTTCGATGACCTGGACGCCCTGTACGCCCCGACCATCCCCTGGACCCTCCGGTGCTACATCCTCTGCGAGGACACCTGGACCCTGGGCCTGTTCAACAAGAACGACTGGTCGTTCAGCGTCGCCGCACCGTCTGCCGAAGTCCGCAATCTGAAAGCCAGCCTCGACTGGCGCCAGACCTTCTTCTGCAACAACCCGAACGCTAACGCGGTCGTGTCGGTCGCGTTGTAACTTCTACTGGCACCGGGCGGAACCCGTCTCCTCCTGCGGGAACTGACGGTGCCGGAGTGACCCCAAGGGCAAAGCCCTTGGGGTTGCTTTTTTGTAGCGCCCCTCTATTCTTGCCCGCACAGGAGATTCCCCCATGCTCAAGGTACCCACTTATCAGTGCTCGTTCAAAAACGGCACCTCGGATATTTTCAAGTTCATCGGCAAGCACGAAGTCCCCCTTCTGCGCGCCAAAGTACGCCGCACCACTCGCCAGGAACTCGTTGTCGAGCGCCCGGCCAGCGGTCTCTCGGCGGAACACTACTGGCATGTCATCCCCGACCTGAGCGCTGAATATGGCCGCTTGCGCGGTGCCATGTACGGCGAGATCGTCGATGAAATCTACACCACCTTCGACGACTTCTGTGATGTCGTCAATGCCGAGCTGGAGAAGCTCGCCGGCACCAAGGGCGTCAACCCGCATATCCCGCAGGCTCTGGTCGCTGACGCCGCCCTGGTGGACCTCGTCACCAAAGCCCTCGGCCCAGTCTTCCTCCCCCACGAAGACGCCACTGCCATCACCTTGTCTCTGATGCGTCTCGGTGTTCTCACCGTGAACGAAGTCTCGACGGCCCCGATGAGCAAGCTGTGCGCTTCCCCCATGATCGACCCGAACGCCGCCGTCAAGCTGCGCGAGGTCGCCAAGGAACAGGAAGCCGCAGCCGCCCTACAGGACAAAGCCGGCCCCATCGAAGGCTTGAAAGAGTTCGACGCTTTGGAGGCGGAGCAGAAGTTCGAGGCCCAAGCGAAGGCGATGGAGGCCGCTCGCGTCGAGGCTCTGCTCCCGGCGGATCTCGAAGACGATTCCAAGGCCAGGGGGAAATCCAAGGCCAAGTCCAAAGCGGCCCCCGCACCTGCAACCGGTGGCCTCGGCGCCATCAGCATGGAGTAATAGATGGCTCTCGACGCCCCATGGACGCTCGCCCAGACGCGCGACGAAGTAATGACTCGTTGCACGCTGAACACTGGCGGCGACCGTGGAGCGCGGGCGCTGAAGCTGATCGACTCCTGTATCCGCCGGGCGGTGTCTGAGCTGACTGACTACGCTTGGCTCCGCCTTGCGGCCTCCCTTCCCATCGCACTGACAACGGATGTCAGTACCTACGACTTCCCGGACTCCATGGACCCCGGCCGGTACATGGAAGTCTACGTTGTCGACGCCACCTCGGGCAAGCTCCTGCCGCTCTCCGCGGACCCGTCGCAGCAGCGCCGGAACGCGCTCGTCAATTCCAGTGGGCGCCCGACGGACTTCTGGTTCGACAACGAACAACTGAACATTTCACCGAAGCCGGACGCGACGTATTACAACGCTCTCACCATCCGTGGCTACCTGCGGCCGAATGCCCTCGTCAACGACACCGATCTGGTGTCCCTCGACGGGGAAGCGGTCACGCAGCGCGCGGAGATCCACCTGCGCCCGCGCATCGGCCAGCAAGTTTCCCAGGACATGCGCGACTCACATCTGGCGTACATCCGCCAAGTGAAGGGCCGGCAGACGGAGAACAGCGGCACCATCCTCGGCGGTGACACGTCGCAGAAGTGCGTGCCTCAGCAGGGGCCAGGGCTGCCGATCAGCGCCTTCGCCTACGACGCTGCGTGGCAGCCCCCCGGTTATTGGGGCGATTGACCCGTGCGTAAGGCTTTCGACAGCTGGACCGGCGTCGATGTCCGCTCAGTCTTGGACTCTGCGGACCCGAAGACGCTGCGCAAAGCGGTCAACCTGGACCTCATCACGGACGGGACGTTCACTGAGCGCGACGGCCTACGCCTTGTGGCCCAAGTCGACTCTGCCAGCGTCGGCCTCTACTCGGTCGGCGGGAGTCTCCGCTGTGCCCTGGCGGCGGGGCACTCGAAGCCCGGCGCGATCATGGGCCCCGTTCCTATCGTCTACGACTTCCTCGGTGATGGCACCGTCTACGCCGATGGCTCCGTGACTGAGGTGACTTCGGTCTCTTCCTGGGACGCGGACAGCGCGCAAGGTATTTACCCCGCTCTCATCGTCAAGCGCAGCGCAGCCGCGGGTGGTAACTACGAACTGCACTGGATCAAGGACACGCCAGTTCCAGACGTGAACGGTGTTCCGCCCCCGGCGTACGTCCCCTCGAACGACCCGGTATCCACCAAGGTCCTCCTCCCGTTTCTCCCCGGCCCCACTATCCTGAAGATCCAGGAGAAGATGTGCGCTATCGACAATACGAACGGGGCCGTCTGGTTCTGCGGCACTGTCGGGGGGATCGAGGACTGGACGACTGAAGGCGACGCGGGCTTCCTGCCTGTCATCCGCCACGCCACCGGCGACCGTACCATCCAAGGGCTGTCCTTCTACGACGACCTGATGGCCGTCTGCTTTACCGACTCCATGCAACTCTGGCAGATGCACCCGTCACCGGCTCAGATGCAGCTTGTTCGCATCCTGAACGGCCCTGGTGTCCAGTATCCGGGTTCACTGGCCAACGTCCGCGGCGATCTGATCTACTTCTCCCGCGGGACCTTCTCCTCGTTGCGGCGGTCACAGTACAACGGGCAGCTCATCGACGGAGACATCGGCGCTCCTGTGTTCCCCGAGACCACCCTATTGTCCGCCACGACCCCTCTATCCGTGTGGTCGCAGGCACGCAGCGCTTACTACTGCTTCTTCGGCACTGTGGCGTGGCGCTATATGACTTCTCCGTCGTCCAAAAAGTCCGGCTGGACCAAGTACGAACTGCCAGACGGGGTCAGCGCCACTGCCGTCGTCGAGCACTTGGGCCAACTGTACCTCCGCTCGGGCTCCGACATCTACCGCTTCGACGCCGGCTACGCCGACGGCTCATCGTACACCTTCGAGACTCCGTACCTGGACTTCGACGCCCCCAGCGAATGGAAGTTCATCGCTACGATGGACTTCTCGGGCGCCGGAACCCCCGCCGTGTACTGCCTCTACGATGTCCGCGATTACACCAAGCTGGAGAAGATCTGTACCTTAGATGGTACGACCTCTTCCATGGTCGACATCGCCGTGCTCGAAAACAGCGAAGCTCCTGCCTTCCGTTTGACCGGGCTCGTCGGCACCGGTTTCTACGTCGATCGCATCGCTTTCTCCTACACCGTCGGCGCAAAAGGGCTCTAAGTGACCACGACCTACACGCGCGACACCCGCTTCGGCTACATCACTCGCCTCACGAAGCACGGCACGACGTACGCCGCCTGCGGAGGTCTTTACAACCGAGTCCTGATCGCGCAGCGCGCGAGCGGCGGAGGCGTCGACTTCCTCGGGGAGTCCGCGGAGCTGTCGGCGGAGCCTCTCGATATTGCGAGCGACGGCACTCCGTCCGCCTACTACGTCCTGACTGACTTCGGCGTCAGTGTCCTCACGGCGACTGCAACCCCAGCAATTTCTGCTGAGTACCTCTTTGCCTCTGGCGGCCACCGCTGGACCTTCTACAGCGCGGGCACTCTCGTCGCCCCTTTGGCGCGCGGAGGCGTGCGTCTCATGTCGACGGCTGGCGTAGTCCTCGCGGAACTCCACGGGATTGTCGCCGAGTCCACCGCAGCGGCCTTCGCCGGAGGCAAGCTCTACATCTTCGACGGCGTCCGCGGCAAGCTCGCGACGGTGACTGTCACCGCGACTTCCCTCGTGTGGGAGGGCACCGTCAACGCTCCCAACTGCCGGGAAGTGCTGCGCGCCGTCGTCGACGGGACGCGCCTGTACTGCCTCTGCCGGCACCGCGTCGTCCGCTTCAGCCTCGCCGATGCCTCGGCCCCGACCTCCGCCGAAGACTACGGGCTTCAGCCTGTCACCTACACCGACATCGCTGTGATTGGCGCGGACCAGATCTGGCTTGGCGTCGCGTCCTCGGTCCCTGCCTACACTGGCCCCCAGTTCTTCGGCCCCCTCTATGGGGCGTGGGACGCCACCAACGCCGAGATGAACGCTGCGGCGCCCATGATGAGCGCCTGGACGGTCTCTAACGTCATCCCGTATTATACCGAGGAGACGATCGAAGACAGCGGAGAGGTTATCCCCCCTCCGCCCACTCCGCCGCCGACCCCGCCCCCAGTAGTGGCGCCGGCTCCCCCGGTTATCACGTCGTCACTAACCGGCTCCGTCACCGAAGACGTGTTCTGGGCGTACACCATTACCGCTACCGGGGCTGGGCCAATCTTTTACGACGTGGTCTCTGCGCCGTCGTGGCTCACTGGTATCAACCATTTGACCGGAGCGATCTCTGGGACCCCCACGGAGCCCGGCACCTACAATATCAATATCACTGCCTCGAACGATGGTGGCACAGACACTGAGAGCGTTGTTCTCACCGTCGTCAATGCGATTGGCGACAATAGTTTAGTCAAGGCCAACGGGGTTGTCGAAGACATTCACGTAGTTGGCGCCCTGGCCTACGTGGTGGGAGCGTTCACCACAGTTACGGACGCCAGCGGTACCTACACAAGAAACTACGCCGCGTGCCTAAATATGTCGACGGGGCTCTGGACCGCGTGGAACCCGAATATCGCGGTGTCGGTGCCGGTCTGCGTGCTAGCATCTGGATCATCCGTGTATATCGGAACGACGGCCGCAGGATCCACGTTCGGCGGTGTCGTAAGAGGCTACGGGGGCCGGGTCGACGCGACTACGGGGGCACTGGACGCTACGTGGACTCCGACGTTCGACGGCTCGGTGTTCTGCTTCGTTGATTCCGGTTCTCGGATGTTTGTTGGTGGCGCGTTCCTCAACGTCAGCGGAAGCCCGCGCGAGGGCGTTTGCTCCTTTACTGGTTCGTCTCTGGACAGTTGGAGACCAGAGACCACGGATTCCCCGGTAAATCGTCTGACCAATCACACGATCTCAGAATTGACCTCCCCGCAAGTCCGGACCATGAAGCTCTCGGGGAGCCATATAATTATTGTCTCTGGGTCCATTGCCTCCCCCCGTGACGCGGGTGGTCAGTGGTGCAGAGGAAATGCCTCGGTTCATGCCACGACGGGCATAATTGCGCAAAGCAGTCAGGGCGTCGGTGGCAACCTTCAGAGCGTCAAGAATAACTGCATGGTCGCCAGCGGCGAAGTGGTTTACACGTACGGGGTGGACTTTGGTGGCACGCCCGTCACGAACCTGCCGGCAGGCGCGGATTCTGGCGAGGACTTCTACTCGGCAGTAATAACGGATTCCTCGGGGAACTGGACCCCTCTTAGCCGGTTCAGTGTCGCGGTGAGCCCCGCGTACAGCAGCATTATGGAGCTTCCGTCTGGGTCGTACCTCAGCGTCGGCACATTCAGTTCGTCCTTCGGTGGCGCGACTTACCGCCATGCAGTTATCCACAGCGCGGCCGGAACCGTCGACACCGGGTTCACTTACTACGACCGCATGAACGCGGCTGCCCAGGGCTCCCCAGGAAGTCTGTACGGCGTTCGCCAAGCTAGCTCCAGCGTGGTACTTCTCTTCGGTTCCCTCGGCATAAATCACAATGCTGGCGCTCTCTACGACGGTGTCGGATTCAACGGTCTCATACTCGTAAACTCCGCGACCGGCGCTCGCGTCTAAGGACCCCATGGCGTATCCTCCAATTCTCGCGCGCATCACGCACTAGTACCCCTTCCCTTCCCTCCGCCTCCTGCTAGGATCCCTTCATGCCGCACGCTCCGTTTGCCGCTCGTGTCACGAACTTCCTTCGTGACGCCAACAACGGGCTCGACTCGCCGGCGCCTCTGGGTGTCGACTCGGAACTGAACGCCCTGATGAACGTGGTGAACCAGCTCTGCCTCCGGCAGCGCGCGGTCACGAACGCAGACGGCACCCTGACCAACGTCGCGGCGGCTACGGCCCAGGCTTTGGCTGGTACGCAGGACATCACGGCGACGGCGTCACAGACTGCATTCCTGACCACGGTCACCTGGAGCGCGGCGTTCACTGCCCTCAACGTCTTCGTTTACGTCAACAGCGTCAAGTTGCCGACGGCCTCCGTTCTGGGTGTCGCCGATAACGGCGGCTTCCTGGAAGTGACCCTGGCCGCGCAGACGGTCGGGACGATCATCACGATCGCCGCTTTTGAATCCGGGGCCGGGCTTCTGACCCGCCTCCAGACTGTCTCTGTCTCCGACGGCGCCAGCCTCATCGCCATCTACGACGCGGGCGGCTACTTCGTCGCGGTGACAGTCGAAGCAGCCCTGCAAGAGGAAGCCCTCGCTCGCACTACACTGGCAACTGCTGTCGGCAACACCGCGGACCTTATCCGTCGCACGGGTACGGTCGCCTTCACTGCCAACCAGTCGATGGGTGGCTTCCGGCTGACGAACGTTGGCGACGGCGTAGGCGCTCAAGACGCTGTCACCATGAACCAGTTTGCTGCCTACACCTCAGTGTGGAACGCTCTGCAAACCTACTTCCTGCGCCTCGACGGCACGACCCCGATGGCAGCTCCGCTGCCCATGGGCGCCAACAAGATCACAGGTCTCGCCGCGGGCACTGTCGCCACGGACGCGGTGAACTACAGCCAGCTCATTACTTACCTGCCGTTGGCGGGTGGGACGATGACTGGCCCCATCAACATGGGCGCGCAACAGATCACGAACCTTGCGGCGGGAGTCGCCGCTACTGACGCTGTCAACCTCTCCCAAGCCCAGGGGCTGGCGGCGAGCTTTTCCTCCCTGTCGGCGTACCAAGCGGCGGGCACGAACAGCTTCGTCGTCCCTGCGGGGCTCACCAAGATCCGCGTCGAAGTCTTCGGCGGCGGCGGCGGCGGCGGCCTTCGGACGACTTCTGGCGGCGGCGGCGGCGGATACGCTACAGCAGTTCTGACGGTCACTGGAGGCGAGACCCTGACCGTCGACGTGGGGGCGGGGGGCGCTTCCGGCGGGGCTCCCACCGCAGGTGGCCTCTCAAAGATTTCTCGTGTTGCTACGGCACTCGTCACAAGTAATGGCGGAAACCCTGGGGATGCAGTAGGCATCGCAAACGGGGGCACAGTAGCCTTTGACGGGTCTGTCGCGGGGTTCGGTATCAACGGCGGCTACGGGCAGCACGGCGACTACATTGACCACGCTTCGGGCCGCTGGTTCGCAGGACTTGGCGGCGATTGTCCGCGAGGTGGCGCAGGCGGTATCGGGTACTCCACGTCGGACGGCAGCAGCGGCGGCACATACACGAACGGCGTCGCTCCTGGCGGCGGCGGCGGTTGCGGTGATAGTGGCGGCGCCGGTTCAGGCGCGGCTGGTGCAATCTTGATCTGGTACTAACCCATGCCCTACACCTACGATGACTACCTTGGAGCGGCAAACACCCAGCGCACGACGGCGGCCAATACGGCTGACCCGTCTTTGGGGTACTCGCGCACTTCCTCGTCAGTGATTGGCACGGGGCCAAACACTACTCAGTACACGGCGGGGCAATCGAACCGCGAGTTCGTGCGGGAGAACCTGGGCGTCGGCGGCAACCGCTACTCGACTGAGAACATGGCGATGGGCATGCTGAACCCGGTGGCGGGCGTCATGCAGGGCTTCCGGGGCTACAGCAATTACAAGAAGGGCCGCGCGGCATTCCGCCGGCAGCAGGCTGAGCACCGCGCAGCAGTCAAGAATGCGCAGAACCGGGCTGGCGCGGACTGGTTCCAGCGTGTAGACCCGAACTCGGCGCTGGCCGCCCAGGTGCGTGACCGCACGGCTAAAGGCCAGCCGATGACGGACGACGAGATCAACCAAGCTCTGCGCCAGCAAGACCAAACTTCGCAGCGCGAAGGCTATGAACAGCAGGTCAACGACTACTTCGGCAGCGAAGAACGCGCGGGCTGGCAGCAGGGGATCGTCCAGAACCGCCTCCAGAACGACCTCGCCAACGTCGAGGAAGACTACGGCAACAACCTCAAGGGGTCGGTCCAGAGTGCTGCCTCGCGCGGTCTCAAGGGCGGGTCCGTGGATGTCGAAGGGCGCGGGCAGGTTGCCCGGACTCGGGACACTCAGGCGATCCAAGCCGCGTCCAACGCCGACCAAGCGCAGGCGCAGTTCCGCACCAATGACCAGCAATCACGGGCGCAGCTTCTGGGCCTTGTGAACTCGGGCGACATCAGCGACGCGGACGCTCTGCGTGCGCAGCTTGACGGCATCCACAGTGCCACCACGTCGGCGGCAGCGCAGTACGCGGGCAATCAGCAGCAGCGCCAGATCAACCAGTTCGGGCAGCAACAGCAATCACAGGCATGGGGCAGCGGGCTCAATTCGCTGGCTAACGCCGTCGACCGGAACCCCCGGCAGTCTCAGTCCTGGTTTGGCGGGTCTTCCCGCGGAGGTTGGTAATGTACGGTGCTCTCCTTGGTGTGGCTGGTGCAGGCTTGGGCGCCTACGGTGCCTACAAGCAGCAGCACGCCCTTAGTGCTGCCAACCGGCAGAACCAGCAGGACCTCCAAGCCTACTACGCCCAGCAGAAAGCCGCCCAGCAAGGGTTCCAACGCCAATACGAAGGGGTAAACGATGCGCGCCTCAACGGCATCGGGGGGACGCTGCAAGCCTACATGGCTCCAGAGTACGGGCAGCAAGCGGAAGACACTGCGCTCATTGACCAGTCCTTGGCGCAAGTCGGGGGTGGCTCCAACCCAGGCGCAGACATGGGGGGCGCCGCCCATGCGTGGGGGCGTGGAGTGGCCGAGCGAACTGGAGCCGCAACTGGGCGTCAGCGAATGGTGGCTGGAGACGCCTCCATGCTGCGCCGGGTCGGCAGCCGGCAAAGTGGCGCCCTCCTGGAGTCGGGTATCGACGACCAACGCTATGGCCACCAGATCAGCGACATCCGCGCCATGGAGCAGCTCCGCAATGCGGGCCTCGAAGACCAGCTTCAGCAGGTGAACATGCGCGGGCAGAACCGTTTCGACCGGGCGCAAAACGCGGGCAAGGACTGGACGACAGTCGGCAGCCTGATGGGTGCTGGGGGCAACTTCATGGACGCCTGGAATGGCAGTGCTGCCCCGGCTCAGCAGAAGCAATTCGACACCGGCTCCAACCAAGACTATTTCCGTCGGTAAGGACAACCATGGGTATTCCAGCGCCACGTATTGACTACAACTCCCTCGCCACTCCTGGTGGCGTAGGGCAGGGCCTTGCGGCTCTGGGGGACTCGGTCATTCGCGCCCGGATCGCCCGCAACAAAGCAGACCAGGACGCGCAAGGGTTGGCGCGCATGGAGAAACGCGACTCCATGCTGGCAGCGCAGAATGCGGCACGCCTCGAAGAAGACGGCCGGCACAACCGCGCGGTCGAGGCTACCCAACAGCAGGAGCTGGGTCTCCGCGGCTTGAGCACCTTCGGCGCGGGGGTCAAGAATGTAACCTCCGCCATCGGCGGCGGGCTCTCGAAGATGATGGACCCGACGGCGCAGGCGCGGGTCCGCTACCTGGATTCGATGACGCAGAAGAACCTACGCCAACCGGAGCAGAAGATCCCGGAAGTGGGTGAAGCCGCGTACTCGGTCGCACGTCGCGCTCTGGCCGACCAGGAAGCGGCACTCCAGGGAGAAGCCCGGACGAACCCGGATTTCCAGGAAGTGCCGGGCATGACTCGCTGGAATGCTGTCACGCCAGCCAAGCGCAACTTGCAGACGGAGCTGCAACAGCTCCGTGAGACTTCGGACGACGCCAAGATTGTGCGCGAGTACATGCGCCAGATGGAGGAGCACGCGAAGGCCCGCACTGCCAAAGCTGCGGTTCCCCCAGGCGGCCCGAACGGCCCTGGCGGCGCTCAGGCACCAGCCCCCGCGACGGTGATTCCGGCCGGAGCGGGCTCTATCCGTAAGCGCGTGACGCAGCTCTACGGTGGGGCTATCGACGCGGATCTGGAGGCATCCATCGCGGAGGCCGAGATGGGGGACGCGGAGTCCTTGCAGCAGCTCGAAGAACTCTTCGCGCCCGTTGCGCAACCCGAGGAACCGGATCTACTTGGGAACCCACGGTAAGGAGTTTCTATGCCTCGTCGTCCACTGACTCCTCCGCCGCCGAACCCTCAAGCGACTCCGTCGCCGAATGCGACGGGGCTGCCTGCGCACATGCAGCGTCCGAAGATGATGCCAGAGTGGGCGCAGAAGGCGGGGTACACTGACGCTGAGTGGGCGCCGATGGCGGGGTCCTTCCCGGAAGGGGGACTGGGCGGACTGGCGGAACAGGATGCCCTGCGCGCCCACGGCGAAGACGCCGCTCGCCGCTTCGGTATCAACCTCGCCAATCGAGCGATATCCCAGGCCAACGCGGCACTGG